AACGTTTTGCCGTAATAGCAAGACCTTACTTGTTTGAGCCAAATGACGAAGATACTCGTACAAATGCTAAAGCAACATTTACTGGTTTCTTAGCAAACATTATGGCACAACGTGGTGTTTATGACTTTGCAGTAGTTTGTGATACAACAAACAACACACCAGCAAGAATTGATGCAAATGAATTTTATGTTGATGTAGCAATTGAGCCTACAAAATCAGCAGAATTTATTTATATTCCAATTAGAATCGTAAATACTGGCGAAATTTAAGTTAAAAGTTTAATTTAACTAAAAATAAGGGCTACTATAGAAATATAGTAGCCTTTAATATGACAAATTTTAAATATTGTGATTTTTAATCAATGTTTTGATAAATACAATATAAGAGAAATACTACAGTATAGTATTATAGGAGAAAACAAATGGCTGTAATTACAAATTTTGGAGTACCAACAGACTCCGCAGCAGGCACAACTTTAATGCCTAAGTTACAATATAGATTTAGAGTGTCATTCACTAATATGGGTGACGGCAAACAAAAATCTGAAATGACACAGAACGTCATTAGTGCATCAAGACCAAATTTAACACATGAAGAAGTAATAGTTGATTCATACAACTCAAAAATGTACCTAGCAGGTAAGCATACATGGGAACCAGTAACAATTGTGTTCCGTGATGACATGAATTCAAATGTTATTAAACAACTTGGATTTCAAATGAACAATCAAGTTGATCATGCAGATCAGGCAAGTGCAACTGCAGGTGGATCATATAAATTTAGTGTAAAAATTGAAACACTAGATGGACAGAACGGCGCAGTTAAACCAACTACATTTGATGAATGGCAATTAGAAGGTTGTTTTGTTAGTCAAGTACAGTATGGCGACTTAAACTATGCAGATTCAAATATGGTTCAAGTTACACTAACAATACGTTATGATCATGCTGCACACGTAATAAAAGGTGATGATGTATTATCAGGTGAAGGTCCAGGTCTATTAGGCAGTGGAGCAACTGATGGTGGATCCGGCGCATAATTAACTTCAAGTTAATTGCTAGTAAAGGACACATCAGATGGCATTAGGTGATAAGGCGTATGTAAACTATAGACAAGGCCTAGTAAAAGGTGAGTTAACTGCTATACCTAGGAATAAATTTTCCTTTACAGTTAAGTTAGTCACACTAGGCGGTTCAGTTGACCTTACACGCATTGCAAATGTTCAGTTACCAACTTTTACATATAGAACACAAACACTTAATAAATATAATAGTAAAAGCATAATTCAAACAGGAATAGACTATACTCCTATAACACTTACAGCATACGATAATAAAGATGCTGAATTTGAAACATTCTTAAAGAATTATGCTAAACACTATATAACTGGACCAATGAATGAAGCTAGTTATGAAGAATGGAAAACAAAAGAAGTAAACAATCAGTTTGGTTTGAAAGCAACAACAGACAACCATTACATAACACAAATGATTATATCACGAGTTGATACGGCTACTTTAGCCCAAACAATAGAAATATTTAATCCGTTTATACAAAACATCGATGCTGAAACATTAGACTATTCAGATAGTGGACCCAGTCAGTATAGAATTACATTTGGATATGAAGGCTTTAGAATACTTAGTGATATGACACCAGACGATCCAAACAATGTTCTATTTAATCCAGCACCTACTACACTAGGTGAGCAAGTACAACAGTTTAATGATACATCTGCAAAATATACAACAGAAGATGTAGATGTAACATCAAATAAAGCAGAAGTTGTTCCAATAGACAAAGTTGTTGAAACAGTTACAAGTACTCCCACGAGTACTTCTACAAGTACTTCGAGTTTTAGAGGTACTGCTCAAGGCATCACTGGCGATATGAAAAGTAGACTATCAAGAGCAAAAGAAATTGTTGCAGGTGGAGTAGAAGCAGGAGACACTGAATTTCAAATTGGTGTTAATCAAATTGTTACCTTACCAAATGGTAAACGATATATAGCACAAGTTCCAGAATCAGAAATCAATATAGTTCCAGACGATGCGGTTTTACCAGATGACCTTGCTGGCCTAATTTAGGTGCAGCAATATGCCTAAATTTCAAAACGGAAAATTCGTACCAACTAACCCAGATAAATACTTAGGTAAAAGAACACCACATTACAGAAGTGGATGGGAATTAGCAGTATTTCGTATGTGTGATAATCATCCAGCTATTTTAGGTTGGGGCAGCGAAACACACAGAATTCCATACAAAAACCCACTTACTGGAAAGAAAAGCACATATGTTCCTGACTTGTTATTAGTATATAAAGACAAGAAGGGAAAGAACCATGCTGAAATGGTAGAGATTAAGCCAGCTAGTCAAACATTAGCTGAAGCAAGAACAACTGCTCAGAAGGCTGCAGCAGTAGTTAATCAAGCCAAATGGTCAGCCGCACATGCCTGGTGTAAACAACAAGGAATGGCGTTTAGGGTTATTACTGAACATCAAATTTTTAATAAACCTCAGAACTCTAAAAAGAAAAGAAAATGACAAAAAAATTAGAAGAAGAATTAAATTTACCAGATTTAGATCAATTACTTCCTGAAAATGATATACAGGAAGAACCTACTACTGAAGAACTTAAAACAGAAATTGCTAATATAGAAGGCGAAATGAGCATGGTAGAACGTGCCAATATTGCATTGCCTACTGTTGAGGGTTTAGAACAGTTAGATAGAGAAATGGACGAATATGCAAAAAAAGCCATGGAAACATTTGAAGATTTGATAGACTTAGGTAAAAATGTAGAAGATAGACATGCAGCACCTATATTTGATAGTGCAAGCAAAATGATATCAGCAGCTCTACAGGCAAAACAAGCCAAAATGGATAAGAAAATGAAAATGATTGAGTTACAAATGCGTCAAGCTAGACTTGAAAAAGACAGTGAGAAGATAGATGCGTATGTAGCCGGCAAAAAGCACGAATTGGGCGATGAAGAAGAAGTAGAAGGACGTATAGTAGGAGATAGAACTGCTATGCTTGCCGAAATAATGAAAAACTTGCCCGAAAAAGATAAATAGTATTAATAGGAGATAACCGCAATGAACAAACTATTTTCACAATACTTAAACGAATCAAAGAAATCGTGGAAGTTTTGTATTAAAACAGTACATGATCTAACTGATGAACAATGTGATCGCATAGAGAAGCACCTCGGTAAATACGACTCTAAAGGACTCGGTGCTGCAAAGAAAACAATACTACAAAGTGCACCTCGTGATTTTCCAAATCACAAAGGATACGAAGTCTTTACACATGAATTTGAAACTAATATCATTGCTAGCGGTTGGCAAGTACAAAATGATATTCGTAACATGCTTGGACTAGCAGACGGTGTGCTTAAAGTAAAAGGCGAACATGAACCAGATGAATTGATTCCACCAATGAGCGAACGTGCTGAAAGCGTACTAGCTGATGGTGAATATAAGGATGCAGAAAAAGTAAATGCATCAGATCATTACGGTGACGAGTATAACTCCAGTTTCATTAAAGAATTAATGAAAGTAAAAAAACAAAAGGAAAAAGGCGATGAGTGAATTAGACAGAATACTAAAACTTGCTAGCCACGGCACAGCAGATGCTCACAGCCAGGCTCCAGCAGAAAGAGAAATGAAAGAAGAAATTCCAACAACTGAAGCAGTTGGCGAATTTGCAGAACCAATTTATGATTTAATTGATATGCATTTTGAAGGCGACTGTCAACCAGTATTTGATGATTTGGTTCGTTATTTAAGTGGCGATCAAATTGAAGATTTTGTTGCAGACTTTAGACGTAACCATGATTTAAATGACATGGGTGATGACATGGACGAAGCACAACAACTAAACGCATCAGAATACAAATGCGAAGACTGTGGCGATACAATGCACAAACCAACTACTGATTGTTCACATGATTGTGATGACGAAACAGGTAGCTGGTGGAAAGACAAAGACGGCAACGGTGTTCCAGATGCATTAGAAGAAGCTCCAAATGAAGGCAATGAATTCTCAGGCGCATTAGCACAAGCTAAAAAAGACGGTAAAAAAGAATTTGAAGTTGACGGCAAAAAATACAAAGTAGAATCTGAAGAAGCAGTAACTGAAGGCGGTGTTCCTGAATATGCATGTATTAACACTGAAACAGGTGCTTTTGGATATTGTGACAAAGACGAACTTCACAACTTTACACACATGATGCCATCAAGTGAATTTACATATTTTGAACCACAAGATAATAACTTCCAAGACTTGGATGACGAAATGGCTGAACAAGAAGGTTGGACAAAAATTGCACCAACTCCAGTTAAAGAGAATTTAGTAGACGATATGCCTCATGGATTACTTGATGGTATGACATTTACAGATGGTTCGCCAGATTATGATTATATGGGCAATGCAATGAATGACGGCGAAGTTGATTGGCCGGAAATTAACGATTGGCACAAAGACGAAAATGGCAATGTAAAGCCAGAAGCAACAATAAAACCAGAAGATTTTGAAATAAGTGATCTTGAAGCAGATTCTGAAGAATACTACGAATCAGAAGTAAGCAGATTAAAAGAACTATCTGGTATTAAAGAAGCACAAAGTCAAGCACAAAAAGACGCATTTGCAAAAATGTTAGCTTCTAAAAAAGGTTCCAAAGCTGATGAAGTTGAAGAAACTAACAAAGAAGAATTAGAAGAGTCTCCAACAATGGATACTACACAACTAATTACATTACTTAAGAACTCAGGTTTAAGCGAAGAAAAAATTAAAACAAAATTAGACGAATGGGCAAACACACCAGACGGTGCAGCTGAAGAAGAAGCTACATCACATGGTGAGCCATACGAGAATTTTGCACAAAGCGTTAACCTAAGTTTAAAAAGATATTTAGATGCAGAAGATATGAAAGTAGGCTTAAAAGAACATAAAGTTGAAGATATCAAAGAAGCATATAAGAAGTCTAAAGGAGAAAAGTAATGCTTAACGAAGAGGTACGCAGATTAAAAGAACTATCTGGTATTAAAGAAGCAGATAGAAGTGATGTTACACACGCTCAACTTGTACCTCACATTAAAAACGTTAAAGCGGCAATGATAAGACACGCTCAAGAAGATCCTAGCGAAGCAAATGAATTTATTGAACATCTTGATGATATGATGACTGTTGGCGATGTAGAGGTTGTAGACATGATGCAACCAGACTGGATGGATACTGAAGCAAGAGATAGCCTAATAAGTTATTTTAAAGTTTCAATATCACAAGATCCTACATTATATAACATGTTATTCCCAGGTGAAGATATTAAGTGGGACCAAGGCGAATACAAAGACATGTTTGAATCACCAGACAACGCTCCAATTGAAGAAGCAAAACCTGTCTACTATAAACAACCTATAATGTCGCTAGAACAACTTAAGAAAAATTGTGTACGCATTAGCACAGATATACGTATGGGCGGTAGCACTAAAGCAGAACATATAGAAAGAATGTTTTCAGAATATGAACAAGCAATGGCAGGCGCAACACAACAACCTACTGAAGAAATTTAAAAAGTTCACGTTTCCTCCCAGGTGAAACTAAAGCGGTGTAGTTAATTAACTACGCCGTTTTTTCTTTATAAATAGTAATATGAAAAGACCTATTGACACATATACAGATAGTTTTGGTCAAACTATACATTTTACTGTACCAGAACCACATAAAAAGATTTGCATTAACATCTCAGGCGGAGCCGATAGTGCTATACTGTTATGGATGTTAATACAATACTGTGAAAAACATATACCAGATGCTGAACTACATGTTATAACATCAGCTAATCCTATTAAGGGCTGGTACAATGCTAAATGGAGTACTAGTGTACTCGATAAAGTACTCCATCTCACAGGAACTAAATTAATTAAGAGTCACTATACATTTTATAGCACAGATCAGATTAGATCTGAAATTGACGAAGCAGAAAGAAGTGTAAAGAACTTGCATGATATTACTTTTACAATACATGGCACTACACAAAATCCTGATATAAACATAGTGGGATTAGAACATGGTGGTAGATTTTCTAAACGAGATCCTGGACATTTTGTGCCAATAATTGAAAAGTATGAAATAGATATTACAAGATGGATGCCATTAATAAAAGTAGATAAACGTATGGTAGCATATTTGTATAAATATTTTGATATGATGGAAAATTTATTTCCATATACTAGAAGCTGTGAACAAGAGGCACGACATAATAACGATGAACCAGACTGGATGATAACACACTGTGGCGAATGCTGGTGGTGTAGAGAACGTCACTGGGCATTTGGGAGACACTAATGGCAGTAGATACAAAATTAACTAAAACCCCATATAAAAAAGAAAAGTACACAGAAGAGCAGTTATTAGAACTAGCCTTATGTACTCAGGACCCCAAACATTTTATGAAGGAACATTGTTTTATTCAGCATCCTACACAAGGTCGTATGAAATTTAGTTTATATGATTTCCAAGAAGATCTAGTTGATACATATCACAACAATAGATATAGTATTAGTATGCTTGCACGACAAACAGGTAAAAGTACTTGTGCGGCAGGATACTTGCTATGGTATGCAATGTTTAATCCAGACCAAACAATTCTAATTGCAGCACACAAATATTCAGGTGCTAGTGAAATTATGCAACGTATACGTTTTGCGTACGAAACACTGCCTGATTTTATTAGAGCTGGTGTTACTGCATATAACAAAGGATCGTTGGAATTTGATAACGGATCTCGTATTGTAGCACAGTCAACAACAGAAAATACTGGACGTGGTTTATCTATATCGTTAGCATACTTAGACGAGTTTGCATTTGTTAGACCAAACATAGCCAAAGAGTTTTGGACTTCACTTTCACCTACATTAGCAACAGGTGGTAAATGTATTATTACTTCAACACCAAACATGGACGATGACCAATTTGCACAAATTTGGAGAGATGCTAACAAAAATCAAGACGAATTTGGAAACTCAACAAATGAAGGTATTAATGGATTTGCACATTATCTAGCTACATGGGAAGTACACCCAGATAGAGATCAAGAATGGGCAGATGTTGAACAAGGTAAAATTGGTGAAGAAAGATTTAGGCGTGAACACAAATGTGAATTTATTGCGTTCGACGAAACACTTATTGATAGTATTAAACTAAGTAACATGGAAGCTCGTGATCCATATGCTATATCAGGACAAGTACGCTGGTATGCTCCAGTTGCCAAGGGTAAACTGTATATGATAGGATTAGATCCTAGTTTAGGCACAGGCGGAGATAACAGTGCTATACAAGTGTACAGTATGCCAGGAATGAAACAAGTAGCAGAATGGATGCATAATAGAACAACAGTTCAAGGGCAGATAAAAATTTTGCGAGAAATAGCACAGTTTATAGAAAGCGAAACAAATGGCGATTGTGAAATATATTACAGTATGGAAAACAACACATTGGGCGAAGCAGCACTGGTTGTTGTAGAAGAAACAGGCGAAGAAAACTTTCCTGGTACATTTTTAAGTGAAACACGGCAACATGGTAATGCTAAACGCTATAGAAGAGGCTTCACAACTACACATAAATCAAAAATAAGTGCATGTAGTAAACTAAAATACTGGGTAGAAACAGAGAAACTAGAAATAGCAAGTAAGCCTCTGTTAAGAGAATTAAAAACATTTATTGCACGTGGTAATAGTTATGCAGCCAAAGACGGCGAACACGATGACCTTGTAATGGCAGTTAATTTAATAGTGCGTATGAGTTTAGAAGTATCTAAATACGAAGAAGATGCTTTTGACTACTTAAACGACGATTTTGAAGACGGAGACGGTATGGAGCCTATGCCGTTTAGCCTACTATAACGCAATAATTGATAAATACATTAAAGGAATACTATACAATGCAACTATCACAAGAGATTTTTAACATCCTAAAGGGTGCAAACATTAAATTAAAATTGTTTGATCCAATGGGAAATAAAACATTAGATCCTGAATTATCAGCGAGATTTTACGCATATGATAATGATTTTCTTATCACTATTAGAGAAGAAGAAGATGGAGTTGAACTAGTTGTACAAGCAGGAGCTAGTTTCAATTTTAATGAACACAAAGATTTATTGAATAGTATTAAAAAAGCAGGACACAACGCTATGGCAGAATATAACATTAGAAAATTTGATAAGAATATTGAATTAAAAGACTTCGCACATGATGTAGTAAAAGAAGACGACCGTACTGAAAAGGCGATGAAAGACATGCAACCAAGCGCCGTTACAGGCTATTACGAGATTACAGACTTCTGGAAAGAACACACGCAGATGTGGGACAAAAGTGTTGACGAAGTGATGCAAATGATTTATGAGTGGACTTGGATTGAAATGACAACAGCCACTCGAGACAGAGATGAATTAGCAAAACGTACATTAGCAATAGTAGTTGACGCATTGAGGAACAAAAAAGACGATATGACATTTGATGACATGATTTCTCAGTTGGAATCAAAAACTGAAGAAGTACGCAGATTAAGAGAACTATCTGGTATTAAAGAAGATGCAAGTTCACCGGTATTTCAAATAATGAAAAAATCATTATTAAGACACAAGTGGTATCTTGAGAATGAAGAAATGGATCCAAACATGGTTTCATCAGAATTACGTGATGTTAACAAGATGATTGAAGCCGTTGATATTGGCGAACATGAACCTTATTTTGATACAGCAGTAAACGATGATTATAGAGCTTTATACAGAGAAGCTATTGCCAAGTCAAAAGGCAAAAAGACTTCTATATATGGAGTAGACAATGACGTTCTACCACCAAACGCAAAACCTAATCCAAAGTCAGCATATAATTCAGGTGAAGTAGAAAAAAATGATGCTGAGTTAGACGCTTTGAATCCTACTGAATCTGAAGTAGCTGAAGGCACACAAGGTTGTGCAGACTGTGAATGGATTAGCGACGAAACAGACGGCGACATTACTACTTGTGATGATTGTGCTGCAGAAAAACGTGAAAAAACTAACGAAGCAGAAAAGCGTTGGAAACAAACTAGTATGTCTCCGGAAGAAGCAATAGCAAAATACGGCAAAGAAAACGTAAAAGTTAAAAAAGGTGCATTGCGTAATGGTGATGACATGGTAGAAGTATTTGTTGAATCAATGAATGAAGGCGGAAATTCAGTAGAGGCATTTATGGCACATGTAGTTGATCATGCTAAAGAAATTCAAGCAGATAACTATAGAATGACTGATAGTTCATATTACGAATTCACAGATGAAATAGATACAGATGATGAAGAATTTATGAGTATGCCACAAGTGCAAGCTATATTAAAAGCAATACCACATGTGGATATGGAAAACACAGATATTAAACATGCAATTGATATTTTAGCATCGGGCGAATTACTTGAAGCAGAAACTGAATCATATTCTCCAGGTGATGAATATGCTGATTCAGAAGGTATGGTAAGTAATTGTTGTGGTGCTCCTATGATGGACTACAATGATGGACATGGTAGATGTTCGGATTGTAAAGAAATGGCAGCTGGCGAAACTGATGAAGAATTTTACGAAAACAAGAGTGTTATGGAAAGCTATACACCTGCAACAGGTAGCCTAAAAACAAGTTATATTCAATTGCCAGAAAACACTAAACTTATTATTAAACATACAAAAGGTGTTAATGAAGAAGTGCGTGGCAGCAGATCACGTAACATCAAAGCATTGTTTATTGAAAACAGTGCCGGAGAGAGATTTAGATTCCCACACAAATATTTACAAGGCGCTAAAGCTATGGCCAACCATGTAAGCAAAGGCGGAACGCCATATGATGCAATTGGTGAATCAATAGTTACTTTATGTACAGAAGTAGCACAATGTACACAGTTTTTGAGACATGTGCGTACAAACAAACTAACAAACGAAGGTAATGAAAACATTGTTGAAACAGTTAAACAAAAATTAAAAGAATTTAAGAATACAGTTAAGAGTCTACAGACTTCAAAAGGTTATAACGCCTATCAGGTACCTACTACTGCGATTGTAGAAGAAAAAGATAAAGAATCGGTTGACTTAACTGACAAGTTCATGTACAATACATTTGAGACTGCGAATATGGATGCAGTCTTAGAAACAGTAGCCCGTATTGTAAAGGAGAGAGATAGTATGACAGATCTAACTAAAAATAACATGAATCGTTTATACGATATGATTAAAAACAAGGAAGATTTCAAACTTAACATTGATCCAAACGATCCTGAGCATCCGGATAATGAAGATCCAATTAAATATTCAGGTGGCAATGGCGCAATGGCTAAGTTAGTATCACACTTATCTTACCTAGCAATGAACAGTAAAAATGACGAAGTATTTAACTTACTAAGTCAAATTTCAGGCGAAATGTATAGCTTGCCAAAAGAGCATGTTATACTATTAGCCAAAATTGCAGCATATTTAGATAAAAATAACAAGGCTCCAGCAAAGGAACCAGCAATGGAAGATCTTGCTGAAGCAATGTTAAATAGTCTAAGAAGAAAGATTGCATAATTTTTCTTTAAAAGTGCTTGACAGTAGGCACAATTTATTATATACTGTAATGGCAACTAAAGGCAAAAGTAGTTAAGAGCTACACAAAGGCAAAGTAGCACTAGCTACACAAACAAAGCAGAACTATAAGTTTTGTTACAAATAAAGGCTAATATAGGAGAAACTAATAATGGCATCTTTAGCAGAAATCCGTGCAAAATTACAAGCACAAGAAACAAAGAGCTCAAGCTCATCACAAGGTGGCGGCGATAACGCTATCTTCACACACTGGAATATTCCAGAAGGCAGTAGTGCAACACTACGATTCCTACCAGACGCAGATCCCGACAACACTTTCTTTTGGAAAGAACGTCAGATGATCCGTCTATCATTTCCAGGTGTAAAAGGCGGCGACGAAAACAAACCAGTTACAATACAAGTACCTTGTGTTGAAATGTGGGGAGATACATGTCCAGTACATGCAGAAATTCGTCCTTGGTTTAAAGACCCTACTATGGAAGACATGGGTCGTAAGTATTGGAAAAAGCGTAGTTACATTTTCCAAGGCTTTGTAACACAAAGTGATCTACAGGAAGACTCAGTACCTGAGAATCCTATTAGACGTTTTGTTATTTCACCTCAAATTTATAAAATCATTAGTTCAGCATTAATGGATCCTGAATTCCAGGAAATTCCTACAGACTATGAGGCTGGTACAGATTTCGTAATTAGAAAATCTACCAAAGGTCAATATGCTGACTATTCAACATCTAATTGGGCTCGTAGAGAACGTAGTTTAGATCAGACAGAACGTGATGCAATTGCAACACACGACCTACACAATCTAAATGACTTCTTACCTAAGAAGCCTGATGCAGAACATCTAAACGCTATCTTTGAAATGTTTGAAGCAAGTGTTGATGGACAGTTGTATGATCCAGAACGTTTTGGTCAGTACTATCGTCCATATGGTGTAGATGCACCAGCTACTACAGGAGCAAAACCTGTTGCAGCGGCAACTACTCCAACACCAGCACCGGCGCCAGCACCAGCGGCACCAGTTGTTGAACAAGCAACAGCACCGGCACCAACAGCAGTTGATATGACGCCAGAACCAGAAATGGCAACGGCAGCACCAGCAGTTGAAGGGCAAGCAAGTGCTCAAGACATTTTAGCAGCGATTAGAAATCGTAAGCAATAAGTAATATAAATTGAGTGGGGGTCCTTAGTGCCCTCACTTTAACATAGGAGAAAAAACATTATGGCAAGACCATTTGACGTAAGTAAATTCCGAAAAGCTATTACTAAAAGTGTTCCTGGGTTAAGCGTAGGCTTCAATGACCCTGACACTTGGATTAGTACAGGAAATTACACACTAAACAAACTTATCAGTAACGAATTTGACAAAGGAATTCCACTAGGTAAGGTAACTGTTCTAGCAGGAGAATCCGGCGCAGGTAAATCATTTATCGCGGCAGGTAATGTAGTTAGATCAGCACAAGAACAAGGCATATTTGTTATTCTAATTGACACAGAAAATGCATTAGATGAGAAATGGCTACACGCACTGAATGTAGATACTACACCAGAAAAACTATTAAAACTTAACATGAGTATGATTGATGATGTTGCTAAAACAATTAGTGACTTTATGAAAGATTACAAGGCAGAATATGCCGATGCAGAAGATGAAGACAGACCTAAAGTATTGTTTGTAGTTGACTCGTTAGGTATGTTATTAACACCCACTGATGTTGACCAGTTTAACAAAGGTGATATGAAAGGTGACATGGGTCGTAAGCCTAAAGCACTAACTTCATTGGTTCGTAACACAGTTAATATGTTTGGACAGTACAATGTAGGACTACTAGCAACTAACCATACATATGCATCACAAGACATGTTCGATCCAGATGATAAGATCTCAGGCGGACAAGGCTTTATCTATGCAAGTAGTATTGTTATTGCAATGCGTAAACTTAAACTTAAAGTTGATGCAGACGGTAACAAAACATCACAAGTATTTGGTATTAGAGCGGCGTGTAAAGTAATGAAATCTCGTTACGCTAAACCATTTGAAAGTGTGCAAGTTGAAATCCCATATGAAACAGGTATGAGCCCATACAGTGGCTTAACTGACTTCTTTGAAGCAAAAGGTTTGTTAAAGAAAAGTGGAAACAGTTTAGAATACACTAGCACCGTAACAGGTGAAGTAATTAAAATGTTCCGTAAACCTTGGAATGCAAACAAGGACGGCGCATTAGATATCGTCATGTCAGAATATGACAATGATGTAGCTGATGCAGAAGAAGAAATTATGGATAACATTGAAGAAACTACAACGGAGGTGGTAAATGAATCTTGATGAAGGAGATTTTGAGTTTATTTTTAACTTATATGACGAAGCACAAAACTTTATATCTGATAAAGATAAACCAGACTTTGCTCGAAGAACAATATACCAGCTTCTCGACTTTGGGTTTGAACTAAAACCAGCGTATAAAGAAATATCTGATCATTGCGAATACTTAGGTGAGGCACTCGATGAACACTTAGAGCAAGAAGAAGAAGATGAAGATGTTTTTGATGAATACAATGAAGATGACGAGGAGTTAGAATACTAATGAGTGTATGGTATCGTAAAGTTACAGCAAATTTAGGAGAGATAGTTCCGGCTATCTCTCACTATGAAAAGCAAATTGATGAAGCACGATTTGAGTGCAGTATGAAAGGTGTGTTAGAAAAGCAAAGTAGAGACATGCCAGGTATTGTAGAACATAGATTTAATCAATTACAGGAAGTAGAAGCAATACTTGAGTTTCTACATACCGAAATGCGTACATTACGATCCAAAACATTTCGTAAGTTTTTAGAAAACTACAATAAAGCACTTAGCTCGCGTGATGCAGACAAGTTTGTTGACGGCGAGCAAGATGTAGTAGATTTACAATATCTTATCAACGACTTTAGTTTGGTAAGAAACAAATACATAGGCATTATTAAGGCATTAGAAGCCAAGCAATTCCAGATCAATAATGTAGTTAAACTACGTGCCGCAGGATTAGAAGATATTTCACTATAAAAAGGTTGACAAGTAAGACTTCTTGCCGTATACTATACTTATAAATAGAAAATGTTCGATAAACACTTAATTTTACCACTGGAGACACAAATGAATAAAACACCATGGCCAACTATCACAGTTATTGATGTAATGTGTGCCGCAGTCTTGGTTTATAAAGATCAAGGATTTGTCCGTAGTGGGCAAGGTTACACAGATACTGATACACAAAGCGGTGAACCTGTTGAAATACGAGACAATAAGTCTTGTATTGTTGATATTCTAGAAGATCCAAAAATGTCGTTCACTGAAGAAGAAATTACAAATGCTAATAATCTTATTGATACTATTAATGGTAAGTTAATGATTAAAAAGATGACTAATAACCTCAATAATTTTGAGCAAAACGTTGCTAAAGCTCTATCAGAGCCAAATGTTAATAAGTTTGCAGTAAGTATTATTGCTAGTTTACCACATAGTGTAGTAATTGACAAAAAGCGTGAAGCAGTTGAAGATAAAATGTCTGCACTAAAGCATAGTAGTATGTATTTTGGTAATCGTGGCAAACGATACGATATTAATGTAAAAGTACTAGATGTTAAGTTTATTCAAACTAGTGATGTTTATATGATTACTACAGTTTATGCTGAAAAGGATATTATTAAGTTTTGGTGGCGAGATCAACCGGATATTAGTGATATTATTTCGGATAAAACCATTAAAATTCGTGGTACAGTTAACAAACATGAGCTATCAAAGTACTCAAATGCCAAAGAAACCCTTGTAAATAGGGTAAAAATCCTACAAGTATAGCGGTTTATTTAAAAGGTTGACAGAATTCCCTTCCTAGTATATATTATACTTAACAATAACATTAAGTTATTATAATTAATAATAAAAAGGAGTTAAAATGCCAAAAACTAAAAAAACAAAAGCAGTGGGTACTAAATTTTTCAAAGAAGGTACTCAAAACCAAAGAATCCTAGCTAAATTCTGGGGTACAGGTAAATCTTTTACTATGGATGATCTAAGAGACAAATTAGACATCGCATCTCCGGGTGCAAGACTTTCTGAATTAAGAGATGAAGGTTTTAATGTAAGAGCAACAGCAGTTGAAAGTGGTGATGTTGGTAGAGCAACTAACGAATACACTATTTCTAAAAAAAGAGTATTAGTATAATACCTACTAAACTAGATTATTGGGCCCTCTATTGTAT